CTGCTAAAAAAAATATTGGTTTAAACTCTGAATACGTCGGTATAGATGGAGAAAAGTACGTAGGAGTAGATGCAAAGAAAATATACTTAGGTACTACAGCTTTTGAAGAAAAAGAACCTGCACTTAAAGGTCAGGCATCAACAGATTGGTTAGATGATTTAGTTGGCCTATTAGAAGGTTTGGCAAACACTCTTGCAACAACACCCCCTACACCTCCTACCTATATTGCAGCATTAGTAAAAGAAGGTGTAAAACTAAAAGCACAACTACCTCAATTAAAAGGATTACTCAAACAACTACACTCTAAAAAAGTGTACATAGACAATAAATAATGCCTTACGTAAATATCCCAGAAAGTCAATTGTCAGGAGCTATAGCCAAACTTGTTGGTAAAATAGAAGGTGAGGTATCCGGTAAAGTACTTGCTAAAGCTAACGAAATACAAAATTCACTTAGACAAAAAGGATGTTCAGCAGCATCTGGTAGGACTAGAAACCAACTTAATAAGTTAAGTTCTGCTTCAAGCGTGGTAGATGGTAGATTAAACAGGTTTAAAAGGTTACCTAACACACTTAAAGGACCATTATCTGCTTTAAAAGTTGCATTAAAAATAATATTATCGTTACCCATACCTCAATCTGTACCTCCAGGTTTTGGTTTACCCATTAACATAACAACAAAGTATGCTGATATAATGCACTTACTTAAGGAGTTTATTAAACAGATAGGTGATGATGTAAAATCAATAGAATATATTCTTAAAACACCAGCAGGTCAACTACAGTCTGTAAAAAATATACTATCAAGAGTTGACACTGCTTTAAAGTCTTGTGAAATTCAACAAGGTTTACAGTCTAAACTTGACAGTGGAGAAATTACTAGACAACAGTTGATAGACTTAGGGTTACTGACAGATGATGATGATTTTATTTTTTCAAGACTTACCCCACAATTAATAGATGTAAAACCTGGAAGGTCTGTTACCGATATATCTAATGAAACAGGTTTGACCAATCAGCAAGTAGTTGATAGACTTACAGCCGGTAAAGACGGTACAGCAGGTACAGGAGGGGGAGTAGATGGTACATTCGGTAATGATGCTAGTGGTGCAACTTCACAAATTTTACAAGCACTTCAAAAATTAGAAGGTAGTTCAATAGATCAAAAAACTAAAGACGATTTAAAATCATTTTTAGATTCTTTTACCAACACTCAAGAAAACACAAGAAGTAGAGATAGTAGGTTTTTTCACACAGGACCAGATGGTACCGTATATGAATTAAAAATAAACTTAGACCCACAATCTCCCAAAATAGCTCCTAGAAGGTTTGCAGTAGCAATTAACCCTGAAGGAGTAGAGGTATTTAAAGGACAAAAATCTTTTAGTAGCTCTATCGACATCCTATTGGATGAAATTAAATTTAGAATAGATAATCAACTTTCTTAACCAAACTATTTATATATATGAAACTCGATCAACTAAGAAAAATTATACGAGAAGAAGTAAGATCTGCAGTTAAGGAAGAGTTACAGGATATGTTAAACGAGGCAGTAAAATTTGCCAGTCAACCTGACACTCAACCTAACCAAATGCAGGAAATACCTAAAGGTCTAGATAAAAAATGGTCTGTAGGTAAAAGCGCAACCCTTGATGAAATGTTAAATGCAACAAGAGCAGAAATGACATCTCAAGATGCGGCAAACATAATGGGAACAAACAGTACACAGAAACCGAATTTTGCTTCTATGATGTCTAATCAAATGGTAAGAGAACAATCAGGACCGGCACCCGGTTTAGATTTAAGCCAAATACCTGGATTAGCTAAAGCAAAACAAGTTTTAGATGCTGCATATAAAAAGGATAAAACTAGAGTAGGAGCATTATAATGGCATTTGAGGTAAAGAAAATAGATCCTATAGATTTGCAGCCTAGAAAGGCTGTTGGTGTATCTTTACCATTTTCTGGCAATGCTGTATTTAACCAAACCTACCAAACAAAAGATGCTATAAAGACTAATCTTATAAACTATTTTTTAACAAGTAGAGGAGAAAGATACCTTAATCCAACTTTCGGTAACCGTTTACAAAACCTTTTATTTGAACAATTGACACAAGATAGAGTAAGAGAAATTAACTCAATAGTAAAAAGAGATTTACAAATTTACTTCCCAAAAGTGGAACCTGTGGAAGTTACTACAACAGGAATACCAGATACAAACACAGTTCAATTTGTTTTAAAGTATACTATTAGAGATACAAACATTGAAGATGAAGTTGTTATTAATATAGAGCAGTAATGGCTGAAGAAAAAGACATAAAGTACATTAATAGAGAGTTTGGAGACTTTAGAGAGCAACTCATAGAGTATGCTAAAAACTACTTCCCAGATTCATATAATGACTTCTCACCAACATCACCAGGTATGATGTTTATTGAAATGGCTTCTTATGTAGGTGATGTATTATCATTCTATCAAGATACCCAACTTCAAGAAACGTTTTTACAATACGCTAAAAACCCATCTAACTTATATACGTTAGCGTATATGATGGGATATAGACCTAAGATTACATCTGCTGCTGAAGTAGATTTAACAGTGACTCAAAGAGTACAAGCTACTGGAGTAAACTACACACCTGATTGGGATCAAGCAATAAAAATTTCAGAAAACGCTACCATCGGTTCAACAGTAGGGGATAATTTAACGTTTATTACTCAAAACGTAGTAGATTTTAAATTTAGTAGTTCTTATGATCCAACTGATGTAAGAATACATTCCTTAGATGACGGCAATCCTGCCGAATATATTTTAACTAAAAAAGTTAAAGCCATCTCAGGCACGGTAAATACCACTACGCAAACTTTTACATCTGCAGAAAAATTTACCACAATAGAAATTACTGATAATAATGTTATAGGTATTCTAGATATAGTAGACAGTGATGGTAATACTTGGTACGAGGTACCGTTTTTAGGTCAAGATACATTATTTGATACTGAAACAAATACGAATACCGATAGTAACTTAGTACCCAATATACTAACCCTTAAAAAGGTAGAACGAAGATTCGTAACAAGATTTACATCTGAAGGTGTACTACAGGTACAGTTCGGTAGTGGTATATCATCTCAAGCAGATACTGAAATAATACCTACTCCAGAAACTATACAAGATAATTCATCATGGGCAAATACTAACCAGTATTTTACTGCTTATGACCCATCTAACTTCTTATTTACTAAATCTTACGGTGTAGCACCTTCTAATACAACATTAACTATTAGATACCTTACCGGTGGAGGAGTTCAGTCAAACGTACCTTCTAACACTATTACAACTATAGATACAGTTGTCACCTCAGCTACAGATAACACCTATGTAGGTACATTAACATTTTACAATGAACAACCAGCACAAGGGGGTAAAGATGGAGACAGTGTAGAAGAGATAAGACAAAATTCATTACGTTCTTTTGCAGAACAACAACGTACAGTAACTCTACAAGATTACGTAGTTAGGTCTTTAGCATTACCTGCTAGATATGGTTCTATTGCTAAATCTTATGCAACACAACAAGCTACAGTATCGAGTCAAAGCATGACTAGTCAGAACCCTCTTGCTATTTCTCTATATACTTTAGCATATGATAACGAAGGTAAACTAACCACAACATCAAACAGTTTAAAAAGTAACTTAAAACAATATCTATCCCAGTTTATGATAGTTACCGATGCTGTAGATATAAGAGATGCATTTGTAGTTAACATTGGAGTAAAGTTTGAAATAGTAACTTTACCTAATGTATCTGCTAGAGACGTACTACTTAAGTGTACAAATGAATTAAAATTATACTTTAACATTTCACGATGGAGTATTAACCAACCCATAAACCTATCACCTTTGTACACAATGTTAGATAAAGTGAAAGGAGTACAAACAGTAAAAAATATTACAGTAGAAAATAAAGCTGGAGGTAATTACTCACAGTATGCATACGATGTAAAAGGTGCTACAAAAGATAATGTAGTGTACCCTTCATTCGATCCATGCTGTTTTGAAGTTAAATATCCGGATATTGATATTGAAGGAAGAGTAACAACATTATAATATGGCAGTATATAGAATATTTCCTGAAAAAGACACTTTTATTTTTAGTGAACCGACTATTGCCGGAACATATGGTAATGCTGGTAAAGATGAAATATTAGAAATAGGAGGATACCCTGATGTAAACCTACAAGCAAGAAGTAACCGTACACTAATTCAGTTTAGAACTACAGATATTACCTCTACACTTAATACAAAAGTAACCAACCTTTGGTCTGCTAATTTACATTTATCATTAGCTAATGCAGGGGAGTTACCTCAAAGCTATACTCTATATGCTTACCCAATCTCTCAATCATGGACAAATGGAACAGGTAAAAGAGATGATGAACCGGTAAACACAACAGGAGTAACGTGGAAACATTTAGATGCTCTAACTACCGAATGGACTACATTAGGAGGAGATTACATTACAAACATATCAGGTAGTCAGACTCACGGGATAACTTCAGATCATGATGTCGATATAGATATTACTTCAATTGTAGATCAGCAGTACAGTGGTTCCATTGCTAATAATGGAATACTTTTAAAGTTGCAAGATGATTTAGAACAACAAACTACTTCTTCTATAAACCTTAAATATTTTAGTTCCGACACTCATACAATTTATCCCCCATATTTAGAGTTCAAATGGGACGATTCAACATATAGCACAAACCTAGCACAGCTGACCACTGATATAGCTACTATATCAATAAAGAATCACAAAGAAAAGTACACAGACTCAGATAAAGTAAGATTTAAGTTATCTGCCAGACCTAAATATCCTACCAGGTCGTTTACTACTTCATCAATTTACTTAACTGAATACGCTTTACCTCAAGAATCTTACTGGGGTATTAAAGATGAATTTACAGACGAAATGGTAATTGATTTTGATAGTAACTATACTAAGATTAGTGCCAACAATTCAGGTTGTTACTTTGACGTATACATGGACACACTTCAGCCGGAAAGATACTATAGGTTGTTAGTTAAAACTACATTAGATAATAATACAATAGTAATAGATAATAAAATAT